TCCCACCCACCGTCAAGCGGGGGCAGGGGGGCGGGCTCGAGAGCTAGCAATCCTGCCGGCAAATCCTGTCGATCCTGGCAGCGAGTTTCGCGAGTTCGGCCTGGAGTTCGGCAACCGTCGGCAGCGCCGGGGCGGCCGGTGGGGGGGCGGGGGTGAAGGCCGCGCCCTTGACGAGATCGCCCACCGCGCAGGTTTTGCCGGTGACATCCATCCAGGTCAGCCCCGGATGATACAGGGTCGATCTGTTGCAGCCGGTTGTGACGATCTCCGCGACCACGCCGCCGGCGATCCGTGCGTAGGTGTTCATGCTCAATACTCCACGATGACGAGGCCGGCCGCACCGCTCGCGCCGACATAGCCGGGCGCCCCGCCGCCGCCCCCGCCGCCGAAGCCGGGGGCGGGAATGCCCGGGGCGGAGGTGGCGCCGCGCCCCGCGCCGGGGCCGCCGCCATCGCCGCCCCGGCTGCCGGCGGGCACGCCGTCGGTGCCGTAGGCGCCGGCATAGTTCACCGCCCCGCCGACGCCCGCCCCACCGGTGCCGCCGGTATAAGCGGAGGCGCTGGGCGAGCCGCCGCCGCCGATCCCGCCAGTGGCCGAGACGATCGTTCCAAAACTCGATGTGCCGCCATTGCCGCCCGGGCCGAACCCCGTCGCGACCGCCACACCGCCCGCGCCGATGGTGATGGGGATCACCGCGCCCGCGACGAGGTAGTCGATGCACACCACCGCCTGGCCGCCCGCGCCGCCGCCCCCGCCGGGCAGCGTGGCGTTGGAGCCCCCTGCCCCGCCGCCGCCGATCACCGTGATCTTCGCCCGCGTCACCGCGTCGGGCACGGTGAAATTCGCCGACGCGGTGAACGAAGCGATCCGGCTGAAGCCGGGCATCAGCGCGGGCAGCTTGTAGGGCACGATGGGGACGCCGGGCAGCATGGCGATGTTGCCGGCGGCGATCGCGGTGGTGGTGGAATCCACGTTGATCGTGGCGATGCCGACGAAGCCGCTATCGGCGCCGGGCGCGGTTTGCGTGCCGGTGGGGGCGGTGGTGCCGGTCTTGATCTGCAACTGCACCCGCTGGATGCGCAGCGTGGGCTGCGCGACACCCAGGCCATTCTGCCCCAGCAACGGCACCGTGGGGTTGGTGGCGTTGTAATACGGCAACGTCACCGGGTTCGCATCGGTCTCGGAGAACGCAGCCTGCAGCAGATACACCACCGACTGCCCGGCGGTGGCGGGCGCGGGGAGGGGGAAGAATTGCGGCGTGGCGTTGCTGCCCATCTTGACCAGCGGATCGGCGGTGTCGGCCGCCAGCGAGCCGTAATCGGTGGCATCCAGCGTGGTGATCAGCGTGATGCTGCCTGGGCCCACCTGGATGTTCATCGAAGCCGGCGCGGTGGGCGCCACCGCCAGCCCGTCCACCACGGTGGCGCTGCCCAGGGTGGCCTGGATGAGGGCGCCGAACGCGGCCATGACGTTGCGGTTGAGGTTCAGCATGTCCGTATCAAGCGGGATGCTGCCGGGGTAGACGATGGTGCGGTCCATGGATTCTCCCTGAGGTCAGTTCTCGATCCGGGTCCAGGCGATGGTGGCCACGGGGATCACCGCGGCGACGGCGCCGTAGATGTCCGCATCCGTGATGGGGGCGGCGATCATGGCGGCGGAGGCATAGGCGAACGCGCCTTCGCCCCAACCGCCTGCGCCGAAGTTTTCCGTGGCGGTGCCCCAACCCGCGAGATTGGCGAGGCTGCCGCCTTCGGGCCGATACGCCGTCACCAGCGCCTGGAACGGCAGGTTCAGGCTGCCCCAGCCGCCGGCGGTGTTGTAGCCGAGTGCCATGTTCCACGCCCCGGTATCGGCCGCGCGAGCGGGCTCGAAGATCGCCGGGGCGCGTCCGGTGAGGTCGGTCAGCGCGGCGGTGACGGCCGCGCGGGTGGCGCGTTCGCGGGTCATCTCCTTGAGGATGCGGTTGCGGAACGGATCATCCGCCTCCAGATCGCGGCGGCCCAGCGCGGTGCCGAAATAATCCGCCGCCGCGAGATCAAGGAAGCAATCGGTGGCGGTGCCGATGCGCGTCTGCTGGCGGACATAGCCGAGGCCAACGTAGAGTGCGGCCCAGGCATTGGCGAGGCCGGTGAGCAGCCCATCGAGCACCGGCGCGGTATCGGGAAACCAGCGCGGCGGCAGCACGGCGCGGAGGCGAGAGCGCATGTCGTTCTGGTCGCCCGTGCCTGACGTTGCGCTCACGTCACGTCACCACGATCGCGCCGGGCTTGATCAGGCCGGCCGGCGGGGGGACGAGATCGCCGACCCCGCCATTGAGCGTGACGGCGGTGACGTTGGTGACCGCCGGATCGGCCGCGTAGGCGATGGCGGCGAGGCGGGAATAGGCGAGCGCCCCGCCGATCGGCAGGGCGGAGAGCGCGGCCGACAGCGCGGCGGTGACCGCCGCGACGACCGTTGCGTGGTTGGCGGAAGCTGCGGTGGCGATCGTCATGCCGATGGCCGGGCGCTGCACGATGGGCGGCTGCACGGTGTAGACGGAGCCGAGCGGGCGCACCGCCTCGATGGCAGCGGCGATAGCGGTCAGCAGCGACGCCGGCGGGGCGCCGCTGCCATCGTCGATGGTGAGGGTGAAGGTGCCGGGCGTGGCCGTGCCGTCGGGCGTCTGGTTCTCCATCAGCAACGTTGCCAGGCCCTGTTGCACGGAGGCAACGGCATAGCCGATGGCCACCGGGGTGGCGCGGGTGCGGCTGGCAAGGAAATTGCCGAACCGGGTGCGCAGGGCGGCATCGCTCTCCGCATCCAGCCCGCCGGTGAAGGCGCCGGGATTGACGACGCTGTCCACGCCGGGCAGGGCGGCGGAGATCAGCGCGATGGTGCTGGGCCGCACATTGCCCGCGCGGCCCGGCGTCAGCGCGAAAGCGGGCAAAGTGAGCGAGGCGATGCCCGCGCCGATGGTGTAGCCCGATGGGGTGCCGGATTGCGCGGGGGAATAAGACGGGCTCGCCGGGTCCGACGCGATGGCGAAGGATTGCGTGCCGTCGGCGGTTTTCACGGTGGTGGTGACGGGGATGAAGGCGGCGTTGGTGGGACTGAAGCGCGAAAAGACGATCGTTCCGGTGGCCGGCACGGCGGGCACACGGGCGACGCCGAAATCCGCCATCCAGCTGTCGAGATCGGCCCCCTCGGAGGTGGCCGCACGGGTGACGCGCAGGACCTGCACGATGAGCCACTGCATCCACAACGCGAGCGAGGCATTCGCCTCGACCACGGCCCGCAGCGTGGAGCCCACGGTGAGATCGAGCAACTGGGTCGCCGCCCCCTGGATGGCGGCGACCATGTTGCCAACCACGGTGGTGAAGGTCTGAAGCTGGAGCTGCATGGAACCTCGCGGGGTCGGTTGGCGGGGGGCAGGTGGCAGGGCAATTCTTGGGTTCGCCTTGGCCGGGCTGGACGATTGTGTCACGCCGCCGAAAAGCTCAGCACCTGCGTCTGGCCGGTCTGGGCGTCGGCGTAGCTGATCTGGACATAGACCGTGCCGTCATCGCCCACCGTCACGTCCACGTTGGGTTCGGGGGTGCGGGCGACGGCGGCTTCCTTGAAAATCTGGCCACGGATCACCGCGCGTATCCGGCTGACCGAGGCCGGCTGTCCCACGAATTGCGCGAGGCCGGCGCCGTAGGGGAGTTGCCAGATATAATCTCCGGCATTGGTCAGCAGCCTGCGCAGCACGCGCTGCTGGCCGAGCACCGTGCCGGACACGACCGCGAGATCGCCGGTCGGGCCGATGCCCAGATCGGAGCCGAATTGATGCGCGAGATCGGTCATGGCGCTCAGTCCTGCGGCGAGGGGGGCGTGTCGGCATGGCCGGGATGCGTGTGCTGGTCGTAATGGCCGCGCAGGCGGGCGAGCGATCCGGCATTGTCGTAGACATCGCCGGCGACATGCAGATCACCGTTGATGCGGACGGTTCCGTCATTGGCGAGTTTGAGGAAGCTGCCGCTGGCATGCACCAGCCAGAATTCCCCGGCGGGCACGCCGCCCGGCGGGCGGGCCGCGTCCGAAAAACTCGCGCCGACGATCACGCCGTTGTCGGCACTGCCCTCCTGCGCGAGCACCAGCACCTGGTCGCCGGGCTGGGGCGGGCACACCAGGCCCCACCCACCACCGACCCAGGCGCTGAGGATCGGCAGCCAACCGGTCAGCACGCCCTCGGGCTGCAGGCTGACGCGGGCGGCGTAGCGGGCGGGATCGACACTGGTGACGAGACCGAAACGGGGCTGCCCGGCGCCGCGATCGAGGGCTGCGGCGTGGGATTTGAGGGCGTTGAACAGGCGCTGCATCGGCCTCAATCTCCTGACGCGGGGCTGACGTTGCGGGCGCGGATGCGTTGGGTGAAGCCGCGCCGCCAGTGCAGCGAGCGCTCGATCTCGTCGATCCAGTAGAGCTGGTCGAACCCCGTGGCGGTGCCGGCCACCGCGATGGCCATGCGCGGGGTGAGCGTGAGGTCCCCGGGCATTTCGGCGATCACCGTGCGTTCGTGACGGGTGAGTTCGGCGAGACGGTGTTTCGCCAGCGTGGCGGCGGCGTCGGGCGTGAGGTTGGGGACGATGTAGGTGTAATCGCGGGCCGCGCCGCTGCCGGGGCTGCTGGCGGTCTGGGTGATCGCGGTCTGGGTGCGGCTTTGCCAGCTTTTGACCGTCACGGTCACCGGTGCGGCCAGCACCAGCGAACGTTCCAGCCGCAGCGAAATGACATTCGGCGGACCGGCCGGGGTGGCGACGGTGCGGAGCGTGGCTGACGGCACGGCATTGGCGGCGAGCGCGGCGGCGGGGTGGAAATGCAGCGTGGTGCCGTCGACCCAGACATCGAAACCCTCATGGGCGGCCAGCGAGGTCAGCAAATCCCACTCGGTGGTGGCGCGGCTGAACTGATCGAGCGTGATGCGGTCATGTTCGAGTTGCCAATAGCGACCGACGGGGGTGGTGGTGGGTGTGACATCGGCGGCGAGGGCGTGGCGGGCGGCGAGCGTGGTGGCGATCTGGCTGGAGGACTGGTTGGCAAAAGTCTCCTGGGTGCGGGCCTCGATCAGCGCGGCGGTGAGGTCGCGGCCCTCGATCTGCAGCCGCCCGGTGATGGCGTCGATCTCGATGCTGTCGACGTTGCCGTGGATGAGTGGCGTGGGCGTGGCACCGTCGAGGCAGACGCTGATGTCGATCGTGATCGGTGCGGTATCGGACCAGAACGCGGCATCGGCGGGCGTGGGGAGCGCGGCGGAGACCCGGAACGTGTCGGCGGCGTGGTGGTTGTTGGTGGCGATGTCGGCGCAGAGCGGGGCGGCGAGCCTGGTGCCGTTGGCGAGCACGGTCAGCCGGGGTTGGCGGGTGCTGTCATTGGGGGGCAATACCACCTCCGGCGTTGGGATCGGGGTCGGGGATCAGCAGCGTGACGACGCCCTGGAGCATGGGGTCGGAGAGGTTGTTGAGTGCCGCGATGCGCACCCATTGGGTGGCGTCGTTAAGCTGGGCGGCGGCGATGGCGAACAGGTTGCCGCCGGCGGTGGTGAGGGTTTTCATGGCAGGGCTCCAGTCGTTACGTCGTGGCCGGTCCCTGGACCCGCTCCGGGAATGACGGCCTTTTGGTTACGTTCCCGCATTTGCCAAATTCTTCCCCGCTCGGCTGATATAGCCCAGCGAGAGTGTGGCGGCGGCGATTGTGCCGGCGGTGTTGTAGGCGGTGGTGAGGCCCGGCGCGGTGGTGGGGGAGGCGGCGGTGAGTGTCGTTTCGTTGGCCGCGATGGTGGCGCGCAGTGTCGCGGTGGTGGTGGCGAGCGCGATGGTGGCGGCGGCGTAGGCGGGGGTGCCTCGGCTGGTGGCGCCGGCGACCGCGAGGGCGGTGGTGGCGGCGGAGGTGTTGGTCGCGGCGGTGGCGAGGTCGGCGGCGAGGCTGGCGGCGAGGTTCGGCATGGTCGTGGGCGGCGATGCGGCCTCGTCGCGCAGCACGGTGCAGGTCAGGCGGTAGGGTACCCAGTTGGGGTGGGCGTAGTCGGCGGCGAAGCGGGCGATGACGACGGCGTAACAGAACGCGTCCCATGTCAGCGGGAGTGCTGCGCCTTCGGCACGGAGTGTGTCGAGCAGGCGGGCGCGGTTGGCGGCGTCGGGGCCGGTGAAGATGCCGGACCAGGTGATATCGGCGTCGTCGCGGCCGAGCGCGTCGATGACGCGTCCGCCGCCGGGCAGGGAGTGGATGGCCAGGCGCTGGCTGCCGCCAAAGGAGATGCGTTCGGGAACCTCGAAGTCCGCGAAAAGCACGGGGCCGAGGAGAAGTTCGGTGTTCATGAGAATCCTTCGGGGCCCAGGGGCCTTGCGGCCCCTGGCCTTCCCTTGCCTTGCTTACTGTCCTTGCAACGACCCCGGCCATGACGGCGTGAGACCGGGATCAACGCCTGTCGCCCCAGCCTGTGGCCGTGCGGCGGCGCGGGCGAGGCGGTCGGCCATCCAGGTTCCCAGCAGCGTGCCATCGAGGAACACGTCGCCGTGGGTGGGCCCGTTCGTCTCGTGCTCGCGACGGGGTGGCGCGATGGCGGTGGTGGGCAGGGTTGGGGCGGCCGGGCCGGTGGGGGTGGCGCGGGTTGGCGGCGCCTGAGAGAGGCGGGTGGGTGGCGGCGCTTGCGGCGCTTGGGGGGGCGGGGCTGCGGGGCGGGATGGTGGCGCGGATGGTTGCGGGGGGGGGGGGGGGGGGGGGGGGGGGGGGGGGGGGGGGGTAGGGGGGCGCGGATGGTGGCGGTGGCGCATCGCTCGCGCGGGGCGGCGGGGCGGGTGGTGGTGGCGGAGATGGCCTCGCGGGTGCCGCGCCTTGCGAGGCGGCTGGGGCGGCGTGCAGCTGCACGGGGGATGCGGGAATGGGTGCGGCAGGTGGAGCGGTGGGCGACGGCGCGGCGGGCGCGGCGATGGGCGGGGGAGGCGGTATCACGGCCGATGATGGCGCTGGCGGCACGGCGGCCAGCGGGGCCGAGGCGGCGACCGGGGGTGGTGGGGGCGCCGGCGCGGCGGGCGTGGCGCTGGCCGGCGGCGGGGCACTGGGCGCGATCGCGGAGCCCGCCATGGGGGCCGTCCGCGGTGCGGGCGGGGGCGCGGGTGAGGGCATTGGCGGCGGCGGG